ATGCGAGAGATGTTCAATATGGGCGTCTTGAGCGTGGACGAGATTCGCGGGCAGATCGGATACAACCCGCTCCCCGAAGGGCTGGGAAACAAGCGTTTCGTACAGGTCAATATGCAACTGCTTGACGCTTTCACGGTGAACAACCCCAACGGGGCGACGCAGCCGCAGACGGCACCGCTGCCGCCGGACGGCCAGGGCGACGATGCCGATGAGCAGGGCGCAGAGGATGGCAACGAAGGCCCAACCCCGACGGACGCAGCCACAAGCGATCGTTCTGCCTCGGAGGTGCTGTTCCGCACGACGCTTCGCCGCCTGGCGGCCGTCGAGGCCGACGGCATCCGCGAGCGTCGCAACAAACCGGCCAAGATCACCGCCTGGTTCGAGGCCCACGAGCAGCGGATGCGGACGGAACTGCTCGACGCCGCCAAGGCTACAGGCCGCGACATCGACGAATTCGTGATGGGCTGGATGGACGAATCAAGGAACCTGCTGCTGGAGTGCCACCGCTCCGGCAAGCCGTATGAGGAGGCGACGAAGACATGGACGGATCGTGCGAACTTGAACGACGGCTGATCTCTGAGGCTCCCGGCCTCGAGGTGAAAGCAGACGAGAATGGCCGCACGGTCATCCGCGGCTATGCGGCCTTGTACAACTCCGATTCACAAGACCTCGGTGGTTTTGTGGAGCGAATTGCCCCCGGCGCGTTCGACGCCGTCATGGCTAAGAACCCCGACGTATTCGGCCGCTACAACCACGAGCGGCTCTTGGCGAGAACGTCGAGCGGCACGATGCGTCTGTTCCTTGACGAGCGCGGCCTGCGGTACGAGATCGACCCCAAGAAGGCAGACTCCGACGTCGTCGAAAGCATCGAACGAGGCGATGTGCGCGGATCAAGTTTCGCCTTCCGCACGAAGGGCGACGGCGAGAAGTGGTCGAAGGACAAAGACGGCCGGATGATCAGGGAAATCCGGCGATTTGACTTCCTTGGGGATGCCGGACCCGTCGACAATCCGGCCTACCCCGCGACGGAGGCGTTCGTCAGTAAGCGAACCCTCGACAAGGCCCGCGAAGAGGCCGAGAAACTCACAGAGGATACGAATGAGCAGCGAGAGACTCCAGTTGTGGTCGAAGATACTGCGGAGCCTGTTTCGCCCGAAGCCGAAGCCGTCCAAGACGTATCGGTGGAAGCCGAGACTGAGGGACGTGCCGCCGTCAGTCTCAAACCTACGGCCGGAATGGCCTCGGCGGCTCGTCGAGGACTGAAACTCCACGAGGAAGGCAAGAGCGGCGATGGACTCAAGCCGGAGACCGTGGCCCGCGCCAACAAGATCGCTCGTCGCGACGAACTCACCGAAGACCACGTCCGCGAGATGAACGGCTGGTTCGCCCGCCACGAGGAGGCGAGCAAGTCTCCTGGCTGGAACACACCTGGCAAAGAGAAGCCCGGTTACGTCGCGTGGCTGCTTTGGGGCGGGGACCCCGCGAAGAACTGGGCATCGCGCAAGGTGAAGTCGATGGAAGGCGAGCGGAGCGATGACACGGTTGACGAGGAACGCGACGACTTCATCGAAGTGTTTGTAAGTGCCGATGTAAGCGACTTTCAGTCGCAGATCGCGTCGCTGAAGGCGGAACTGCTCCGCACTCATTTGCACGGCAAGTAGTCACTACCCTACATTACAAGATATAAGCCTGTCAGAGGATTTTGACAGGAGCAGTGCGAGCGACTTGAGGATTCATTTCGCGGCGCGCTTGCGGGCAATACACCCGCCGGCCGCCGCTTGAAAAGCGTTTGGCCGGCTCAACAAGGAGCAGGGCCGAACATGGCAAGCAACCTCAAGCGTCTTCAGGATCGTGGTGCGGCAATCGCCGCCCGTATGACCGAACTTGCCGATGTGGCAGAGCGTTCGGAGGAGCAGACCGCGGAACTCCGCAAGTTGTCGGCCGAGGCTGACGCTGTGAAGTCTGACCTGGAGTTTGAGGGTAGCCTCGCCAAGAAGGAAGCGGAACTGCGGGCCGTGGTCGAAAAGGCCGCCCCCGTCGCCGCCCCGGCCGCCCCGGTTGCCGTCGAGCAGCCGGCCAAGGTTGAGATTCGGGCCATCAACCCCCACCACACCAGCCTGCGGGCATTCAACGACGGCCCCGACGCCGTCGAGAGTGCCTACCGCTGCGGCCGGTGGATCAAGGCCACCGTGTTCAAGAGCGAAGCCGATATGCGGTGGTGCCGTGAGCACGGCGTCGAGGCCCGCGCCCTCAACGAAGGCAGCAACGCTGCCGGCGGAGCGCTGGTACCAGAAGAGTTCGCCGCTCGCGTGATTCGTCTTGTCGAGACCTTCGGCACGTTCCCCGGTTCGGCCGAGAACGTGTCGATGTCGCGTGACACGATGGTGATCCCGAAGCGGCTCACCGGAACGACTGCCTACTTCGTGGGCGAAGGTTCCAGTGTCACCGAGAGCGAGCCGACCTACGGCAACGTCAGCCTCGTAGCCAAAAAGTTGGCCGTGGGTTGCCGGATGTCGTCGGAAGTGGTGGAAGACACCGCTGGCGTCGTGTCCTTGGCGGACGCAGTTGCCACGGAATTCGGGACGAGCTTGGCCTACAAGATCGACCTCTGCGGATGGCTCGGTGACGGCACCAGCGACTTCGGCGGGATCAACGGCGTTGTCAACAAGATCGCCGGAGCGGCCCACACCGCGTCGGTTGTCACGGCAGCCAGTGGCAACACGGGCTTCGAGACGCTGGACATCGAGGACTTCCTCGGAGTCATGGGCAAACTGCCAATCTACGCCCGTCAGGGTGCGGCCTGGTATGTGAGCCCGGCGGGCTACGCGGCGAGCATCGCTCGTCTGAAGTACGCCGCTGGCGGCAACACCGTCGAGAACGTCGGTGCCGGCCCCGGCGAGTCTTTCCTTGGCTACCCCGTGCGGATGGTGCATGTGATGAACAGCACCCTCGGCGTGGACTCGGCCAAGATCAAGGTGCTGTTCGGCAACATGGCCCTCAGCAGCATCTACGCTCGCCGTCGTGATTTCTCGGTGCGGCTGTTCGATCAGGTGTACGCCACCACAGACCAGCTCCTTCTTCAGGGAACGATGAGGTTCGACGTGAACCATCATTCGCTTGGGACGACGAGCGAAGTCGGCCCAGTTGTCGCCCTCAAGACTGCCTAATCCAAAACCTAACCAGGAGCAATAACCAAGATGATCCACTCCCAGAACGACCGCGTCGTGGCTGAACTCCCAACGGCGGCTGTCGGTGCAACGGCAACGGCGAACCTGACGATCGACACGATCGGCTACGACTACTGCTCGCTGACAGTGCTGCGTGCCAGCAACGCTGCCACGACGTTCGCGAACGTGCTCAAGGTCGAAGAGTCCGACGACAACTCGTCCTATGCCAACGTGACGGCCCTGGTGGCCGGCGGTACGGGCGGATTCACCATCCCGGCGATCTCGGTCGCTGGCACGTCATCCGCCTCCGTTGTGAAGCTCGACGTCGACACGAAGGCTCGCAAGCGTTACCTGAAGGTGTCCTACACCCCAGGTGCTTCGGCCACCGTGGCGATCGCTGGCCGCCTCTCGCGGGCTGCTGAGTCGCCCGCAACGGCGAGCGATGCGAACGTCCTTTCCTGGGTCCGCGGCTAGTCCCGATACAAGCGGGACGGCCACGATGGCCGGCTAAGGCGCAAGGATGCGCGCCCGCTCCTTACAAGGAGCGATAGATGCTACTGCGAATTGGTAATTGCGAAGCCGAGGTGAAGGTCGCCGCTTTAATGAGCTGCCCTCGCCTCGGCTTCACTGATAATTTCTTCTGCGTCACGCAGGCGCTGGCCCCCCACAAAATTTCGCCGATCAAATATACCGGCGCGTTTTGGGGGCAATGCTTGCAGCGCTCTATGGAGAGCGTCATCGACACGCACGATGTCGTACTTACCTTCGATTACGACACGATCTTCACGGCCAAGACGGTGGAAGCCCTCCTGGCCCTCCTCATGCACTCTGGCATGGACGCTATCGCGCCCCTCCAGACCAAGCGTGAAGCCAACGCGGTCATGTTCGCCCTGCCGGGCGTAACGCCAGAGGAGCAGACCAGCGTCCATGACGACTGGTTCTCGAAGCCGGTGCAGCACGTCGAGACGGCTCACTTTGGCTGCACCTTCATCCGCACGGCGGCGATCAAGAAGATGCCCAAGCCCTGGTTCATCGCCAAGGCCAACGAGAAGGGCGAATTCGATGGCGGCCACGAAGATGAAGATATCGGCTTTTGGAAATCGTTCAGCCGCGCCGGGAACAAACTGGGCATCGCAACCCACGTCAGCGTCGGCCACGCCGAACTGATGATCACCTGGCCCAGCCGGACGGTCGAGGGCGGCAAGATTCAGCAGCACACCACAGAGTTCTGGAACAGCCACAAGCCACCAGAGAACGCTTGGGGGTTCATCTCATGAAGATTCGCATCACCAAGTCGTTCGGCGGCTACCGCATCGGGCAGGTCTTTGATTGGGGCGACGGCATGGCCCGCATCTACATCGCCCGCGGGATGGCAGAGTTGGCCGTTGAGGCCGCAGCCGTCGAGGAACGCACCGAGAAGGCCGCTGTGACGACGCAAGCAAGGAAGCGAGTGAAATGACAGTCACGATCACCTACGGCTCTCCAGAGCACCCAAACAGCACCCTGACGGCCTATCGCAGCCTGACGCGGTACACGCAGCCCGCCGTCGAGCCGGTGACGCTCGCCGAGGCCAAGATTCAGTGCCGCGTCGACACGACGGACGAAGACGCCTATCTGACCAGCCTGATCACGGCGGCCCGCGAGTACGTCGAAAACGTGCTCGACATCAGCATGATCACCCAGGTCTGGGAGGCCCGCTACGACACGTTCCCGCTCTGGGAGATCATCCTTCCGCGGCCGCCGATGCAGGCGGCCACGGTAACCGTCGTCTACCGCGACGAGGCCGGAGCCAGCCAGACGATCACCAGCGCGGCAAACGCCTTCCAGGTCGACGCCTACGCGACGCCAGGGCGTATCTACCCGCTCTACGAGGGCGTCTGGCCGGCGGTGCGTGGTGACGAGAACAGCGTCACGGTTCGCTGGACGGCCGGCTACGGTGCCAGCGGCTCGAGCGTCCCGCAGACGGTCAGGAATCTGATCATGCTCCTCGTGGCCCACTGGTACGAAATGCGGCAGCCGGTGGTGACGGGCTACAGCCAGGTGCTGCCTGTCCCGCAGACGTTTGAGACGCTGCTGGCGGCGAGCGGATGGGGCGGCTACCGATGAGCCTCACGGCCACAGTCAGAG